GTCAATAACTACTGCGGCAGCGTAAAAGAGACGGCTAAGAGGATAGGGCTGACACATCAATACTGCCGTAAGCTCAATACCGACAAGCGCATAGTAGATGCAATACGACAGAGACGTGCCGCCGAGCCGATCAAGATAGGCATAGCCAGTAGACAGGATCGACAGGCATGGTGGTCGCACCTGATGCAAGATGACACAGTAGGCATGGGTGACCGGCTCAAGGCAAGCGAGTTACTAGGTAAGTCAGAGGTAGACTTCACAGACAGACACTTGGTACAGGCAGATGCCGGAGCCCAGCCGCCAATCGAGAGACAAGCAGCCATAGATAGATCACGCGCGCGCGCGATACAGATAAACGCACACGTGCGGACAGTGACCCCCGGGGAGGGGGGGAAGGGGAATGATGATATAGATATATACCCTCACTAATAAATATTACCCATATGACTAAACAAGACAACGCACATACAGAATACAAGAGTTTAGAGTGGTTCCTTGCTAACGGTTTAACTGTTACTGATTACGATGCGCAGTACGCTGACATCAATCCGATATTGGACAAGTGTCTTGGTGTTCGTGGTAGTGATGGGATTAGGCGTCTCCCTTGCAGGGTGCGTTGCCCTGAGTGTGGCGTTGGCATGGTTACACGATAGTTTAGTATCTGAAAATATATTTTTTATGATTTTACCGCTTGACTCAGATTTGCTTCCTGTCGTTGATTACGATTATTGGCAGGAGATTAGTGCTGACCCTGCTATGCAGTCAGACGAACGTATCCGTTGCACTCAGGAGCCTTGGTATTGGCTGGTTAATTACGCTTATACTCTTCGTAAGGACGAGAATGTTGAGGGCGGTTCTGTAGAGCGTTTTCCTCCTGACGAGTATTTACGTTACATCTGCCACAAGTGGTTTACTGAGAAGAAGCTTGCTGTTGATAAGTCAAGGCAGATGCGTATGACCTGGTTATTCGCAGCCTGTCCTTTATGGATGAGTCAGTATCGAAAGAACGAGGAATGGGTATGTCAGAGCAAGAAGGAACAGATAGCCGACAAGGAGATAATCAGGAGGGCGAAGTTCATCTGGGAGAAACAACCCTCGTGGCTCAAGCCTCAGATGAAGTATTCTTTCTGCAAGATGTCCTTTCCGACAATGAATTCTACGATGATCGGCATTCCCAAGGGCGGGGATCAGATTCGTTCATTCAACCCGACTGGCGTGTTTATTGATGAGGGCGGTTTCTTTGAGGGTGAGTTTGAGGATTGTCGTACAGCTGCTCTTGCGTGTTGTGAGCAGATTAAGGTGGTTTGTACTGCTAATGCCGGTCAGTGGGATGATTTCATAAATGACAACATGCGAAACTAAACTCTCGATACTCATTTGTTCTTTAGAGAAGAGGGCTGGCACCCTTGAACGCCTGATGCAAATACTCAAGCCCCAGTTGAGTTCGGATGTAGAGGTTAGAGTTAATATCGACAACGGCAAGAAGACCATCTGCCTAAAGCGGAACGAACTACTACTCGAATCCAAAGGTGAATATGTCTGCTTTATTGACGATGACGATATTGTGCCTGACTACTATGTATCTGAGATACTTGAAGCGATAAAGACCAGACCCGACGCCGTAGGATTCATTGGCGAGATACAGTTCAGGAACGGCGATACCTATGAGGTTGAGTATAAACACGGTAACCCGAATCTTTTCAACGGTAAGTACCTCAGAAGTATCTGGCACTTACAGCCCGTTAAGCGAGAAATAGCATTATCACTGATGTACGATGATGCAAAGAACAGGGGTCAGGACAGGACTTACGCTAAGAAACTTGAACCCCTTATCAAGTCCTCTGTTTTCATAAACAAAAAGATGTACCACTATTACGCAGACTACAACAAATGATATGGATTGGGATACCAACAGGGGACAGAACAAAATCGGCTTTAGAATGCGTTAAGGCTTGGAAGACCTTTGCCAAGGTAGCGGTTTACACATGGGACGATAAGACCTATGAGGCTGTTAAGGATATTGCCGATTGGGTAGAGTGTGGCGAAAGAAAGTCCTTTGCTATCCTCCAGAACTATATGTCGAGTCAGGTAAACTTCGATGGATACATTTGCGGTGCCGACGATTTGTTCCCCTATTTGAACTGCGGGCATTTAGATTACATCGCAAAGAGGCACGACGGCAAGGCTTTGTTCATACATGATAACGTGAACAGTACACAGCCCTGCCACCCTGTCATTACTAGGGGCTGGTATGAAGAACACAAACCTATATTCGATGAGAAGTTCATACATAACTGCTGCGATACGGATTTGTATTACAGACTAGCACACACCTTTGAACAGATTCATGCAGTGAAGTTCGACCATCGGCATTGGCTGGTAGGTAAACGGAAGAAAGACGCTATCGATAAGATAGCACTGGACGCATGGGAAGAAGATAAGAAATATTTAAGGGCGAAGATTGAAGCGGCGAAGAATACCAAGCAAGACTAGAGTTCTCATAGGAATACCCTGCCCGTTAGATGGTAAGGTAAGTGGTGCTAACTCGATGTTTGTCGAGAGTGCCAATGAAAGAGGTATAGCGGATATAAGGAGAATGGGAGCAAGAAGTCCAGAGGATGCGAGGACAGGATTCATTCAAGAGGTTCTCGCAAACGACAAGTACACGCATCTATTCTTTTTGGATGCAGACACATGGCCTTACGAGCAGTTCGCTATTGAACGACTACTCAAGCATGACAAAGATGTGGTTGCCGGTATCACACCAACCAAGAAGATTGAGAACGGCAAGTACACTTATTATTGGTCTGTCAAGCGAGAGAAGACAATCAAGCGAAAGCCAGACGAAATGCCAAAGACAATGTTCAAGGCATCTCATGTTGGCGGGACTACCATACTCATTAAGCGTGATGTCTTAAAGAAACTCAAACGTCCATATCAGAAAATGGTTAGGGACGAGCATGGAATAATAACCCAGAGCGAGGACTATTACTTCTGCGATAGAATCAAAGAGGCTGGTTACGACATCTGGGTAGACCCCGAGATTAGATGTGGTCACGCACAGACGGTGGACATAGGACGGTATGGCATCTGAATGGACGCAAATAATAGAACCTGGTTCTCAGTATGACGAACATGGCATGAAGGAGAGGATGCTCTCTACCAAGTTCTGTCATCTGAGAGTTGGTTTCTCCTGTGACCCACTGAAGGGCGACGATTGGGCAAGGCGCAAGGCTTTGGAGTGGGGAGGCTTTGAATCTCCCAAGTGGCGAAGAGAGCAGTGTATTGACTATAAGGCTCATTCTGGTCAGCGTATTTGGCCGATGTTTAATCGTAAGGTACACAACGCAATATGGGACGTTTCTGAATGTTCTATATTCAGAGTAATAGATCAAGGCATCAGACACCCGACAGTTTGTTTGTGGGTAGCAGTTAATGCTAAGGGCGATAGACATGTATTCAGGGAATACTACGCATCAAATCGCTCGATAGCCCAGAACTGTAGGGCAATACTAAAGATGTCACAAGAAAAGGTAAGCGGTTCGTTTATCGACCCTTCGACCCGCAAGAGGAGTCAGGAGTCTTTGACCCCGCTTATCACCCTATATGAGCAGAACGGTATCTATTGTATTCCGGCAGACAATTCATTCGTTGGCTATGATGCTGTATGTACTGCCGCCACCTCGACTATAGCGAGGGAGGCTATCAGGACAGGTATTATGCCGGAGTATCTTGAAGAGTTAGAGCCAGACCAGAACCAGTTACTTAAAATTGCAGATAAGCCAGCCCTCACGTTTGATTTAAGATTCGCGTCAAGGGCATACGAGCAGTGTGCAGGGTTGAGATGGCAACAGCAGACAGGCGACCCAACACAGACAGGGACTAAAGAGAAACCTGTAGACGTAGACGATGATGGTTCAGACTGCGTTAGATACGCTTTACAGTCAGGATTATACTATCGAAAGCCAAGCGGTTCCACTATCCAAATAGTGCCGTTCAAATCAATCGGACAATTACAAAAAGCGAAACGAAATGCTACAGACTTCGAAGACAAACAAAACAGACGAGCCTACCTCTAAAGACCGACTCAAGTATAAGTATTGGATGAGTTGGGCGAAGAGAGCAGAGAAGATGCAGCCCGTTGATGAATGGAAGGCGGCGGAAGAGCGCCTTATGGGTGGTGATGTATCTGACATTAAATCACTAGCCTATGTTAGTGGATACCGCCTACAGTACGAATCTCTCAAATCATTCTTAGACCAGACTGAGGCTCAGATTAACGTATCCGCTGCCCCGGCTTATATTGACGACCAGTTCGTAGTTAAGACCGCTGAGTGCGACAAGTTGTACCTCAAGCACGTCTGGCAGGAGCAGAGGTGCCAGATAGTTCAGTCGCAGAAACTGGACTCCACTCTACAGAGAAACGTCGGGTTCGTTCTGAATCTGTTTGATAAGAAGAAGTGGATGCCAAAACTAAAGTACCTACCCGCTAGGAACGTACTATTAGATCCTGACAGTGGTGCTGACTTTTCCAACGCATCTTCTATCGGCTACAAAGAAGAGGTATCACTAGAAACTATTAAGGGATTGTTTGAGTTGTCCAATGATGAGTTGGCTAGTATCCGCAAAGCCGCTAACTCTACGATAGACAAAGAAGAGCAACGTGAGATGGACGGAGAAGAGGGCGACCTTTACACTACGGTTACTCTCTACCATGTCTTTGCTCGTAACGATGCCGCCATAAGAATTACAGACGATGAGGACGACGAGAAGTTGCCAAGTCAATCTCTGGCAGACGAACTTTCTCTTGCGACACCGCGTAAATACTTGCAGTTTGTTAAGGGCTACCACAAGCCCCTAAAGGACGAGGATTGGCCGTTTGACTTGGATGACGACGAGTGGCCTATTACCAGGTTATCATTCAATAACCCAACAGGCTCTCTGTATGGGTTCACCGATAACAAGCAGATGGCACGAATGGACATGTTCTGTGATAATCTGTTACACGATATTGAGCAGAGCGCAAGGTGGGAGGGCGATAAGAAGTTTGCCGGTGGCCCATCAGCAGACGACCTTGACCCGATTAAGATTAACTCCTTCCTGAACGATCCGAAAAAGACTTATATTCCGAATATGATTGGTGCCGACGGTAAGCCAAAGATACTTGAGATATCAACAGGTAACTTTAACCACTCATTAGTCGAGGCGTTAAAGACCGCAACTCAAGAGCGTAATGTGGCATCTGCACTCGGAGAACTATTAACGTCAGACGTAGGCTCTTATAAAGACGTAACTGCTTTAGCCGCGCGTATGCACGACTCTAACGTACACCAGCGAATCAATAGACGACTTGGCGGCCCAGAGGGGTATGAGGCTAGTATAACCGAAGATGCTATTAAGATGATGGAGATAGCCCATCAGTTCGTACCTAAACTTTCTGTGCTTGAAATACCAAAGCCTGTCTTTATGACTGACGAATTAGGGCTAGAGGCTCTTGATGTGAACGGTCAGCCTGTACAAGAAGAGGACGAGAATGGCCCTGTTACTGAACTAGAATATCAGTCAGTGCCCTGGTCAGAGGCTAGGCAGATGCTAATCAACCCGGAGGTTAAGTTAATCCAGATGGGCGTTGATGCTATTGTTGGTGATGAGTTGGCACAGTATTGGCGAACACCAGAAGATACACCTATGCGTGAGTTCAAGGTCGCTACACAGGTTTCGATAGTTCCTGGTTCTACCAGAAGTATTACTCAGGAGCAGAAGGCGGCAAACCTCAAACAGTATCTAATGGAAGTATATGCACCAATGTATCAGGCTTTAGGCAGGATGGACTTGTATGTTAAATTCGCCGGAAGATTAGGTCAATTACTTGGTATAGACAGAATAGAAGATTACCTGCCTAACGAGCAGGAAACTGAACAGTTCAAGCAGGAAGCCGACCAACAGAAACAGCAACAAGAACAACAGCAACAGCAACAGCAAATGCAACAGGAACAGCAGATGGGCCTTGAGGGACAGAGGCAACAACAGGAGTCTCAAGTGCAAAACGCTCAATTGCAGATGGAGTTTGAACAACATCAGAAGGATATGCAAGAACAGCCGCAACAGCAGCAGTAAGGAAGAAGATGCCTAACTACGAGTTTATGTGTTCCGCTTGTGAGCATAAGTTTGAAGAGATAGTGCCTTACATGAAGAGCCACAACATGAAATGCCCGCAGTGTAAGGGTGCGGTTAAGAAACTTATCTCTCGACCGGGCAAGCCTATAACAGACAAGGGCTTTTGTATGACCGGAGTATATGATAAGAGGTTTGGCAGTAAGATAGAAGGACGTAAGGATTGGGCAAAGAAACTAAAGGCTAAGGGTCTTGCAGAAATGAGTATGCAAGACGTAAAAGATATGTAACCGAGTAATGGAGACATCCGGTATGGAAGTTGAAGAAGAAAAAGATGTACTAGAGACTCTCGACGAGGCGTTTTCGGACGACGACATCGAGGAAGAGTCTGAGGCCGTAGAAGAAACTGCCGAAGAAACCGAAGAAGTAACTGAGGAACCGGAAGCCACGCCTGAATTGGACGAAGCGGTAACCGAGGAAACAGAGGTTACGACAGAGGAACCGGACAAGTGGAAAACATACGGACTTGAGCGTTATGACGAGATGACGCGAGAGCAAATCGCCAGCGACGTAGCTTGGCGAAACCGCAAGTATGGTGAACAAGCCAATGAACTTGGTGAGTTGAGAAAGAAACTTGAAGCATTAGAAGTCCCTAAGCCGGTCGAGAAACCCAAAGAGGAACGGCCATTAACTGAGGGTCAGATAGTAGACTTCAATAAGCAGTGGGAACAAGACCCGGCTAAGGCTATCCGTGAGTACGGTGGGCTTGACGCTATTGTAGAAGAACGAGTTGCTGAGATCCTGAAGAATAAGGTTGAGCCTGACATGACGGCCAAACTTAAAGAGCAGGCTGACCAGATGGAGTTTGAGAATTTCACACGATCAAACCCTGACGCTAACATACCTGCAATGCAGGAACTAGACAAGTTTCTTGGAAACCCAAGACCGTATGGCGAACTTAACGAACTTGCAAAACTAGGATTAGCAAACGACCCTATATACAATGAGGTTTCACTTCTAATGCGAAAGCACGCAACTCTCTCACTCACAGAGGCGAAGAAATTTGCCACTAAGTCTGTCAAGACAGTACAGACGGCCAAGATCAAAGAGGCTGTTCGCAAGACTGACGCGGTAAACACGAAAACGAAGAAGGCCGTTGCCCCCAAGCATGAGGTCATGTCGATGGACGACGCCTTTGATGTAGAGGACTAAGGAGTTTTATTATGTCAGTAGCAGATGCAGTAACAGCCAGAGGTATGTCGCAGCGCATTGACCGCGCTTTGCCCGGCATACAGCAGAATTTTTTCAATCAAAACGCTCTGTTGAAGATTATTCAGCAGAAGGGTAATATCAAGTGGAAAGGCTCTCATACAGAGTTTGACTGGTATATCCGCAAAGAACCAGCATCGAGTGACAACCCTGATTGGGGCGGTGGCGAACTAGGTATCAGGACGTTTGAGGAAGTCGATCCCGCGAACAAGGCCACGCTGCCTTATTGCTGGCTCGAAAAGACCTACGGCGTTTCTGACAAGACTCTTGAGGCCAATAGGCATTCAATGGGCCGGCAGAAGATTTACGACTCTCTCAAAGAGAATCTGAATATAGCCAAGATTTCGCTTTACAATACCTACGGCCCCTCGATTTACACCGGCTCAGGAACAAGTAACCAGCCTACAGGTATTATTAAGGCTCTCGGTTCACCGCTTGAAACGTCTAGCTCTGGCGCAGTAACCGCCGGACAGACCTATGCAGGCAGAACACTTAACACAAGTGCTATCACTACCTATCAGCCGGAAAAGGCTGGATGGGATGACCCGCAGTTTGCACCAGAAGTTATCGGCCTCCACGAGGTTCCTGGCGTAAGTTCTTCGCCTAAGTGGACTGCTGACTGTCTTATCGCTCTGGCATATATGGCAGACGAGATGGCTGTAACAGCGGACATTTCAGGTACAGGTGAACAACAGAAGCCTGACTTGGCGATAATGAATCGTGATCCGTTCAACGCTCTCAAGGCTAAACTTATCGGGCATCAGCAGTACAGTATCCCGGTAGGTAATCCGGAACTATTGCTTGCTGGTTGGGCGAACATACAGGTTGATACTCTCACTTGTATCAAAGACAACAACGTGACTGACGATAGCAATACGACTGCTCTTGAGCGAGTCATTATTCTGGACTCCAAACAGTTGCACATCGCCACCACACATACCAAGAAGGAAGGACTCATCATCAACGAGTTTGAAGCTGACAATCCTCTGGTATCTGGTGCATATGGTGTGCTGAGAATGAACTTGGCGTTTATTCTGTCAAGCCCAACCGCAATCGGCTGTATTGTTGGCTGTAACGACTAAGCTGATATTCAGCATGAAAGGATAATATTATGAAGACGAGTGATTTTGGAAATATGATAAAGTTCGCCGGGATGGTTGGTGCGACTTCCGATTCAGAACTGTATGAGTACACAGAAGAGTTTAACACCTATGCCGCAGGCGATTGGACAATTACTACTGTTGAAACTGGAACAGGTTCAGCAACAGAGGCTATCGTAGCAGATGGCTCTGACGGCCCTTGGGGTGTCTTGAAGATTACTACGGCACAGGACGCAGACAATGGCGACCAATTACAAGGTCCCGAGGCTGTTAAACTTGAATCTGGCAAGCCTTGTTTCTTTGAGACTCGGATGAAGGTTAGCGATACTGGTACCGCCGAGTGGTGTGTTGGGCTTAGTATTACCGACACAACCCTAATCGTGGCAGGCGACCTGTCGGCATCTGATTTCGTCGGTTTTGTTGGCGGCCCAACGGATGCTTCGGCAGATACGGTGTTGTTCAGGTGTATTAAGGATTCGTCCGAAACCGACTCTGATGAGTACACCGTAGCAGACGATACGTTCTACAAGTTTGCGTTCTTCTATGATGGAGGCGGTACTGTCTACTACTGGATTGATGACGTTCTCAAAGGGACACACACAACCAACATCCCCGACAACGAGTACCTTGCTGTCAGCGTTGCGCTTAACTGCTCCACCGATGCGGCGGCACTTACTACGTCTATCGACAAGTTGAAAGTGATTCAGAAACGCTAAATTCTTCCCTTCTATGGGTGGGGCTTCGGCCCTGCCCTAAAGGGGTTAGGGAGAGCAGTATGTGTCCACAAGATGAGATGTACAAGACGGTATGTAAGGACAGATTCGATAGCCTTGACCACAAGATAGATA